AGGCCATATATCCCCAAAGGAAAGCGAACTGGCGACAACTGGCGCGAACCAGCCAGGGCCTGCTGGGATTGGTCGAACTCAGCCCAGATTGGAAACGGCTCGAAAAGGGTTTTCTCTCTACGCTGATCTAGTTGCCGAGTTTGCTAGTAAGTACATGAGGGTTGAGCTGATGGATTGGCAGCTCTACGCCATTGATGGTGTCTTTGAGGCTGAGCCTGATACCGGTGATCTAATCAATCGTGCAGCGCTTATTTCTGTGGCGCGTCAGAACGGTAAAACGGTTTTGGGTCAGGCGTGTATTGGGGCGTGGCTTACTTCTATTGCTAAGTTGCGTGGCAAGCCACAGACGGTGGTGAACTCGGCGCATGAGTTGTCTCTTGCTGTTCGCCAGTTTGAGGTGGTGGCCCCGATTTTGCAGGAGTATTTTGGGGCGACATTGAAGCGTGCGTATGGCCGTAACACTTGTGACATGCCTGATGGCTCACGGTGGTTAGTCAAGGCTGCAACACCCTCGGCTGGTATGGGCCTCAGCGCAGATTTTATTTGGGTGGACGAGGTGTACGCAGTTGAGGACAATGTGCTTGCCCACAGCCTCAGGCCCACGATGAAGGCACGCAACATGCGAACAGCTGGTGGCTCGCCGATCATGTTGATGACCTCGACTGCCGGTACTGAGGCCTCGGTTGCCATGTTGCGCTACCGAGAACAAGGCCTACAGCTCATTGATGATAAACGCCAGGGCCAGTTTTATTTTGCTGAATGGTCGCCACCACCAGGTGTTGATGTTATGGATACACGCTGGTGGGGTTGGGCTAACCCTGCGCTCGGTGTCACCCTCGAGTTGGAGTCCTTGCTAGCCGATGCTGAACACCCAGATAGATCATCTTTCTTGCGTGGCTCTCTCAACCAGTTTGTCAATGCCGATGCGTGCTGGTTGCAACCTGGCGAGTGGGAGCAGTGCATGTCTGATATTCCAGGGCCTGAGGGTGGCTGGATAGCAGTGGACACAAGTATCGATGGCTCTCGCTACTCGGCTGTTCGCGCAGCAGTTGATGATGTTGGCGTAGCACATATCACTGTTGAGTTTGTAGTTGGCTCACTACCTGAGATGCAACAGGCTCTGCTGAAGGCCTGCGAAAATCCCTCAATCATGTTGGCTGTTACCCCACCATTAGAAAACCATGTGCCACTGTCTTTGGAAAGGCGTAAAAAGGTAGTGGGCTATGGCGAACTGATGCGCTACACATCACTAGTCAAGGGCATGATCAACGATGGCAGACTTGTGCATCAGGGCCAGCAAAACCTTGCTGAACAAATGAACAGGGCAGTAGCAGTTACCCAGCAGAACTCACTCGTGATTAGCAGTAAGCGTTCACCAGGGCCTGTTGAGCTGGCACGCCTTACCATTTTTGCAGCTGCACTTGCCTCTCGACCAAAACAAGGTGGTAAGCCAATGCTCGTTGTGGTAAATCGCTAAGATTACCAATGGCGCTGTCCTGGTCTTTCTGTCGGGAATTGGTCAGGGCAGTGCCACCCCCCACCTAGAAAATGTGAGATAATCCGAACATGGCGCTATTCAACCGAGTAAATAAAGCAGCAATCTCACCTGCACCAGCGAAGGCTGCAGCTGCTGGTGGTTACACGCCTAACCAGGCTGGCGTGAACCTAATCGGCCAGTACTACACCTACTACGAGGGCGAAGCACGCAACAGGGCTATGAGCGTGGCAACTATCTCACGCGCACGCGATCTCATGGCATCGGTCATTGCCTGTATGCCATTGAAAATGTATAACGAAATGTGGAACGGTGAGGAGATGGAGCAAATCGATATTGCCCCACGCACATGGCTACGCCAACCTGACCCTGGTGTTACTTACAACTTTCTTATGGCGTGGACATTTGACGATTTATTCTTTTTTGGTAGGGCTTTTTGGTACATCACAGCACGCACCCAAGACGGATACCCCACAGCATTTACACGCCTACCGGCAGGCTCAGTAAACACCACAGATCAGGCTGGCCCTGTCTGGTACGGCCCATCTAAAGAGATTTATTTTCAAGGTCAAATGCTCGACCCTAAAGATGTTGTGCAATTCTTGAGCCCTGTACAAGGCATCACTTACATGTCAGAGCAGACCGTAGCCACAGCATTGAAACTTGAAGCTGCGCGATATCGCAATGCAGAAAGTTCAATACCTGCTGGTGTTTTGAAGCAAACAGGTGGTGAGCCTTTGAGCGCCACCGAGCTTGCTGATCTAGCGTCAGCGTTCAACGCTGCACGCGCCACCAATCAGACAGCTGCACTCAACGAGTTTTTGAGCTACACAGAAACCACAGCAACACCCGACAAAATGCTCCTAATTGATGCAGCGAACTACCAGGCGCTTGAGTGTGCACGCCTCACCAATGTGCCCCCATATTTGGTGGGAGTGAGCACTGGCTCTTACTCGTACCAATCCTCAGAGCAAGCCCGAGCAGACCTTTACATCTTTGGTGTCAAGGCCTACGCCGATTGCATTGCAGCAACATTGAGCCAAAACAATGTTTTGCCTCGTGGAACTTATGTAAAGTTTGATGCAGATGAGTACCTTATCGAAAATTACGCAGCCGATAAAATGGACAGCCCCGATATGCCCCAAGAAAACACCCAGGAGTCATTAGCATGATTAGGTTCAACGCAATCAATGTAACGGTAGATGCAGCAGCGCCAGACGGTACGCCACGGCGCACCATCTCAGGCATTGCAGCACCTTACAATGTGGTGGCAACAGTGGCAGATGGCACCGAGATTATGCTTTCGCCAGGTGCGCTACCTGAGGACGGCCCCAACCCTAAGCTTTTTGTGGGGCACTCCCCTGATAAGGCCATTGGCACTGTGATTGCTCGCCAAGACACGCCAGATGGCATGCTTTTTCAAGCCAAAATTGCTAGCACCGACCTCGGTAATGAGAGCTTGCAGTTAGCCCTAGAAAATGTTTATGACCAGGTATCGGTAGGGATTTCGCCTACGCAGTTCAGCTATAACGAGGCTGGAGTCATGCTTATCGAAAAAGCAAACTGGACAGAATTGTCGCTAGTTCCACACGGAGCCTTTGGCACCAGTGCTAACATCACGCAAGTGGCAGCAAGTATCCCACAAACTCCCGATGAAATAGACCATAATAAAACAGAACCTGAGATCGAGGAGATTGAGGAAATGGAACAAGTACCAGCACCAGAGGCAGTAGAGGCAGCAATCCCTACAGCACCTATTTTTGCATCAGCTAAGCGTGAGTTTGTTTTGCCATCGGCAGGCGAGTTCATGGCTGCATACCACATTGGTGGCGACACTTTCGCCAACATGAACAAAGCAGTAGCAGAGTTCTCAGCATCTCAGCGCACAGCATTACAAGCTGCAGCTGGCGATGTTCTCACAACGGACACCCCAGGCCTCTTGCCAGTGCCGGTGCTCGGACCCCTGGTACAGGATCTAAATTTCCTCAGAAATACCGTCAATGCCGTGGGCGCTCGCGCTTATCCGGACAACGGACAGCAGAAAACATTTATCCGTCCAACCATCACCACACACACCAGTGTTGCTTCACAATCTGAACTTGCTGCAGCATCAGCCACCACAATGGTTATTGCTTCCAACTCGGTAAGCAAAACCACATTGGCTGGCCAGGTCACATTGTCAGTACAAGACATTGACTTCACTTCACCTGCAGCAATGCAGTTGATCTTGAATGACCTCATGGGTGAGTACATGATTGCATCAGACAACCTCTGTGCAGACAACTTGCTTACAGCAGCAACATCATCTGGTGTTTGGGACGGAACAGTGGAAGACCTGCTCAAGAGCGTTTATGACTCAGCAGTGGATATCTCAAATGGCCGTAACTGGACACCTACCCACATGTTCGTATCACCAGATGTTTGGGGCCAACTTGGACAACTCGCAGATACCACTGGTCGCCCAGTGTTCCCATTCATCGGTGCAGGCCTCACAGGTCAAAACGCACTTGGTGGTGGCAACGCAAGTTCATGGAACGGCACGCCACTCGGCTTGCAGCTTGTAGTGGACAGCAACTTCGCTGCTAAGACCATGATTATCACTCGCGTAGGTCAAGGCCAGGGCGATGCGTTTGAGTTCTACGAGTCAATCCGGGGCCTCATGAGCGTGGAACAGCCATCAGTACTTGGACGCAATATGAGCTTCCACGGCTATGTATCGACATTCGCAGCCATTCCTGGAATGATCCGAAAGATTACACAGGCCTAACTCGAAAGGCAGGCCATTCACATGGCTGTGTACAGCGTCATCTTTCATCAGCGTTTAGATAATTACGCTGTTGTGCAAACACTTGAGGCAACCGACATTGCCATCGGTGAATCAATTACCATTGCTGGTGTAGGCCATAACCTCAACGGCACACACACTGTTTATGCATTGCCTCAATACCTTTTTGTAGGTGTAAGCGATGAAGGCGACATAGAGCTTGACGCAAACAAGCCGATACCTAACCAGGTTATGTTTTATGACGCTGATGGTGATCTAGAACGCTCTGCAGCAATCCCACCAGGCACACTCACCTACACGCAAACCTGCACCTGGGTGACCAGTGCCAATGTGCAGTTATGGCTTGGCCTGACTAGCCCTAGCGCCGATGAGACAACCTTTCTTGCACAGTGCGTGTCTGCCGGTAACCAGGTCGCCTATCGGCGTAGGCAGGAGGCAGGATATTTTGACAGCCTGAGCACCAGCCCATCTGGCGATTGCACGCTCGGCACAATCATGTTGGCTGGCGCTTATTTCCGTCAGCGTGGCAGTATCGATCAGTTTGCAAGTTTTGATGCTATGGGCCAGGCAATCACCACCAATGCTTTTACACCGATGGTGAAACAGTTGCTAGGTATTGATAGGCCTGCTGTTGCGTAATGGCTTACACAGACCTGTTCAATGAGGCCATAGACGACCTAGCCACCACGCTGGCTACAATTAGTGGTTTACGAGTAGTGACAGACCCTCGCAACCTCAACAGCAACTGCTGTTTTATTGATGCCCCTACCTTTCAAGCGTTCAATAACAAAATCGTCACTATGACTTTTCCTGTGCGCGTCATCGGCATAGGCCCAGGCAACCTAGACACGCTCAGGCCATTGCTGGCAATCGCAGCTGCGCTACTCGACAAGAATGTTGCAGTGACTGATGGCAGGCCAGGTTTAGCCAGTATCGGTGGGCAAGAGTTCCCTGCCTATGATCTACAAATATCCCTGCAGGCTGCATACCTATAATGCTCACCTGCCCTAGTAAAATCTGACATAATAAAAGCATCACTGGTGGCCGACAACACCTAACACCAAAGGACAGACATGGCCACC